GTCGGAATGTTTGTAGCAATTTGCGTTCTGAATTTAAACTGTCCGTTTAGGATAGACTCATTCGAATTATCTGCCTTGTCGTATAACATTTTACCTCCCAAAATATATCCGCCTGCCGTTAATGCAGCAAGTCTGATATTTTCTTCGGTTACTGCGTTTTCAATGTTTTTCGGTGACAATTCTGTATCTATGGTCTGAATTTTTGACATTATAAATTCATTTTCAACAAATGCAAATGCCAAACGTGCCATTATCCAACGGTTTTTAGTGTCGGTAATTTCGGGATATACTGCCGTATTATTACCCCATGTATACCAACCGTTTCGGGCAATTATTGTTACAATACCCTCACCGTTCAATTCGTTTCCATCTTCGCCATCATACAAAACTCTTGTACCGTCTGCGGTGATACAATCGTCAATATCAATATTGATATTAGATGGTGACTTGCAGAAAACGCCTTCATTTTCCGTTGCCTGTTTCATTATAATTGCAGCCAACCACGCAGAATATGATAATACATATCCGTCCTTTTTTATCTTTGGATAAACGGCTATTGTGTTGGCATTTACTGTTCGTGCTTGTTTATCTTTTATAACTGCTGAACGTGTTTTGCTTGTTTGACTGTCCAAATCTATAATGGTAATGCCTTTGAAACAACCGTTGATTTCTTCGGTTTTCTGTTCTAAAACCGCACCAACGGTATCTGTTTCTGTCCAACCCGGTGCAATAAGCACAAACGGAATGACACCATACATTGGATATACCATTTTAATTAACTCTGTACCCGTTCTTACACCTGTTTCAGTATCATATGAACCGATAATATCATTTTCTGTAACCTTTTCGGGAGCGATACTTTTATATGTAGCTGTAACATTACCCTCGATTTTATTCTTGAAAATAATCGAAAGTTTTTCATCTACCCACTCGGTTACATAATCCTCGGAAGAAATTGTATTGCTTGCCGCCGTTAGTTTTAACGTTGATAAAATTACCGCATCGTCAATCAAAATTGAATTATCCTGTACAACAAATTCTTTGTCCGTTACTTCTTTGTTGTGCTTTTCCGGGTCTAAGACATTTACAAACACAACAGGTGCAACTCCTATTTTAAAGAACGATGCAAACATTGATTGACACAATGTGTATTTTGAAAAATCGGTTGAATAACCAATCTTTTTATAACAATCCTCTTTGCTTTCGCAAAGTATAGGCTTATTAACCGCCTCTGACGGATTGTCTAACATATGTATCGGTGCTGTACCGATAACCACTTGTACTTGTGTAGTGGTCGATAGTGATACCGCCGTTTCGCTTTTTTCTGTCGGATATACTCCGTGTAAATATGCCATATTATTTTAACCTCCTATTTCTTTAGTTGCTGTGCCAACTTTGCCGATTGCTGATAGCAGTATGCTACACGACTTCCGGTAACAGCTTTCTTTTTCATCGTTTCACTCAGCTTTTCTATCGGCACACATAATTCACGCACAAAATCTACATCTATCACTTTCGGAATTTTCCCTGTGAATACCGTTCCCGATTTCATTCCCGGTACTGATACTCCTATATATATTTTTTGTCCGTCTTTTTGTTCAGGCTTGCCCTGACTTTCCGCCACTTTATTTGAATTTTCAACAGCGGAAACTTCTGTTGTTTCTTCTGATACTGTTTCTTGAACGGTCGTTTCAGTATCTGCTTTCTTCGTTCTTGCCATGTTTTAACCTCCTTATTACAAAAACCTTGCAATGTCATGAAATGGCATACGCTCAATATCCCATTGTGTAATCAAATTACCTACAAAATACGGTGCTATTGTATTATCATTAATACCCCATTTTATCGGATATTTCATACGATATTTGTTTTGAATGCCAACATTTGCAGTAAAATAATCTCGTATACGATTGATAACCACCATCAACGTCTGATAACCCGACATATCTTCGCTTTCATCTTTGATTACAATGATTATTTCAACCGTAACTGTTTCGGGTTTACTTGCTCCGTTTATTTCCCCTGCATTTATTTTTACAATGCAGCACGGAACGTTTTTATCAACAATTTCAGTTTCATCACCGTAACCAAGGTCAAGTGGTATATCTTGAAGAAATCCTTTAAATGTATTCGTCTCAAAAATTTTCATATCGGGTATTAATTCTTGAACTATAATTTTTCGTATTTCTTTTTGCAAATCAACTTCCGTCATAATCCTAATATCCTTTCAATTTCCTTGTCTATATTCTCGTATAGCTTGCTTCTTACATCATCTTCGATTGTTCCCCAAGTATTATCGTTACCGTGCATAACCGGAGATGATATAGATGCCATTTTTTCAATCGGCAATCTTGATTGTCCCTCACGAACGAAAATCGTATTCCAAAAAAATGCTTTATTCCCGTATTTGCCGAGGTTTCTTCTACCGTGTTTTGTATTAATCACCGCAGAAATTCTTTTTTTGCCGACATACGTTCTGAAATGTGAC